ATACTGTTACTGTTATGCTAAATGCTCTGTCTGCTGTTTGGCTCTCTGCATCAGTTGCTCGTAATGTAAAGTTATATGTGGTTTCACTTGTCGCTGCTGGTGCTGTGCCTGTAATAGCTCCTGTAGACGAGTTGAGTGTTAAATTCATAGTACTTGCAGGAGTGTTTGAGTTGCTTGTCAAAACACTTGTTGTCTCACTAAACGCTACTGTAGAGTCTGATGAGGCATCTACATCTAAAGATACTGACGCTCCAGCTGCTACATCTCCTAGACTTCCAGCTGACGTACTCCATGTAGGTGCATCTGATACTGTAAGTATTGCTGATGAACTACGAGCTGCTAGGCCGTCAGGGTTCTCAACTCTAATAAAATACGTACCATCTGTAGGTAAAGTTGCATTAACTGTAAGCTGTGTTGCCGAATCTCTTGTAATGCTGTTTGGTAAAGTAATAACTCCTGATGAATTAATAAATTCTACTTGCGGTGTTATAACAAAATTTGTCCCCGCAATAACAAGGTTAGCTGCAGTATTACCTGTAGCTGAAGGAGTTACTCCTGTAACAGTTGGATATGTTGCTGTTGCTGCTGCTACAAAACTTAATACCCCAGAACCATCAGTTTTTAGTATATGTCCAGCAGAGCCATCTGCTGTTGGCATTTTAAACAGCACTCCACTACTGTTAATCATATTAGAAATATGATGTGCGTAATTACCCATGTGAGCATGACTGCTACATTGATAGTACAATAGGTTTGGAGTGTACTCATCTACTTGTATTTGAGTATATGCTCCAGCACTACCAGGTGTACCATTCGTTGATACATTAGTTGTATAAGCTGTGCTTTTTGCAGCATTTAAATAAAATAATAATGGATGTCCACTGTTACTTGAATCTGATTGGTCAAACCTATAGTAATAAGTTTTACCTGTATCTGCACCATCAAACGCTAGAACAGGGGACTCTATGTTGTCTATAAAGTAAGCACTACTAGAACCTACGCCTGTATATGGATGTGCACCTGTTTTAGTTCCAACAGTTACAGTATAAGTTATAGGGGCTGATGAACTACCCCAATCTGATTTATACTCACTAGCTCGTGTACCATTTAAATCTTCTAAACCTTGTGCTGTAATTCTAAGCTCTATTCTATCACCTGTAGAAAAAGCTCTTGCCGAGGTACCTTCTTGAGCTCTAACAACTGTAAGGACATCACTAGACCTTGCAGTACATTTTACAACCTCTAAGTTATTTGAACCATCAATGAGAGTTGCGTAAAAATAATTTGGGCTTGCTGTTACTGGAAACCTAGCATTTCCATGGCCTGAAGCAAGAGTAATACTTGTAGCATCATCTGCAATGCTGGAAGCTAATGTTGAATGAGCATTGTTTTTAAATAGAACGGTCATTAAACAAATCTCCTTTTATTAACTTACAGTTACAGTCCAAGTAATACCTAATGTATCCCCAGAAGCTTTATTAATTACAGAAAATACAGTCCTACATAGCAAAGTTCCGCTTGAACTTGCATTAAGTAGTCCTGCTTCAGTTATTGCCCCAGTGCCTGTTCCTGCTGGAAAAGATGCAACGTAAGCTACAGCATTATCAGTAACGGTTGTAGACGTAAGTGCTACTCGTCCTGCTTCACTACCAAGAGCAGTATTTCCAGCTGCTGCTGAAGTACTACCTGTGCCAATAGCCATATGTGTCATAGCAGTAGCAGAAGCGTCTTTCATTCTAGATGCAATAAAGTTTTTTCCTGTAGTAACAACTAAATTAGGAACTTCTACTTCCTGTTTAATTTTACCTTCTGGATTGGTAACTGTAATCTTTAAGTCACCTTTCATTTTTATTAAATCACTTATCATAATTTATCCTCTATTCATACCCTCCAGGATTAATTGGAGTTTGGTTAAAATAATGTCCTCCTAATGTAGTGTCATCTACATCAGTATACACGTAATTGATTACTAATCCACCGCTGTCCCCAGGCGTAACACTGTCTGTTGGTGCTAAACTTGGTTGTAACACTGGTGAATCCGAAACAGAAAAACTATCTGATTTACCTGCAGGTGTTACATTTAATGCTGGTGAATCTGCTATAGATGGTGTATCTGCTAAATCATATTCAAACTGAACGACAATAGTATCAGACACAGTAACTGGGTCTGGGTCTATATCAGAATCAGATAAATCAAAATCAACTTCAGATTGAAAAATTTTGCTTGGGGTCGCTGAAATACTAGCAGTATCAGCTAGAACTTGTGAAAGATTAAATACTGGAGCATCTGATACGGAAAATGAATCAGTAGAAACTTGGCTTACATTTATAACTGAAGCTTCTGTTATAGATGATGTTTCTGTTAACGGATGTGTAATACTTTTTGAAGTAACTAAATCTGATAAACTAACCGAAACACCCGCCATAGTTCTAGTTGGTATTAATTCATGACTAAATGATATGCTTGTTCCTAAAGCTGAAGACGCAATAACTTCTGTTTCACCAGATACAGCAGAAGAAATACTGCTAACACTTACTGTAAATGATATGGCTGTTGCTGCTAAAGCTGATGTAAGTTTTATATTAGCCACTAGAAACTACCCCTTACTCTAAATTTTAATAAATCATATACTGTATGTAAGCTACCATTATAATTAACTATAATCTCTCCTTCATACGAACCTTCAGCAACATCTAACACGCCGCCTGAAAAACTAAATTGTATTTTTCCATCTGAGCCATCTGTTGTTTTTGCACAACTTATTGTAGATAACACTGATGTTCCACCTACAGCTCTAAATTTTACAGATACCGAAGTAGTTCCAGCAGATAAATCTAATGCTGTATTTGCTACATCATCAGTTAGCGTTAATACAATTAACGGTAATTCATCTCCTTTTACTAATTTAATTACATCTGCCATAAGTTACCTCTTAAAATCTTTCGGGTTGAACTCTCATTGAAGCTCTACCCGCACCTAAATTAGCCCTAGCTCTACGTTCTTGCAATTTAAATATAAATTGTTTCGCATGATACGAAGCTAGTTCTCTATCACTCCAACTTCTATCTGGTAGCACCAATAAATGTTGGAGTGCTCCATGCATAACAACATTTTCTAATTCATCTAAAACTGATTTATCCATATCTGTTGCTGTTCTTAAAGGCTTTAAGCATACAATCATTCGTACATCATATGACTCATCGTCGTCTGGAATAGGAGCCACAGAAAAATGGTCAGGGTCTAATTGTGCTATATGCCTAGGTTTTGCTCTTGATGTAGTAGGTTGGTTAGGCCATTTAGGGTATAAATCATATAATTTATCTAGTGTAACAGGCGTTAGTCTATCATCATTTACTGTAGCTGTAATAAAAGCATGCACTTCAGCATCAGTTGGGCATTCATAAGCATAATCATGTGCCCCTACAACTAAACGTATTCGTGGTTGTTCGTACCTCCACGCCAAAGTTCGTTCACACGCTTCAATCGCTGCATCACGAACGTATTGCTCTATGATTGGATTAGGACACCCAGGGACACTAGGTGATAATCTATTTACAATACTAAGAAATGTTCTAGTCCCAGCCATTATGATAAATCCTCTTGTTGTAATTGTTTGTTGCTAAGTAATCCAGCGTCTTCAGTATCTGTAAGAAGTCTAGATTGAGCATTATACCCTAACGCATTTATCATTGATTTATAAAACATTGATGCTCTATTTGAATTTACATGTTCATTATCAACTGATTCAGCTAAAAATATAGTTCCATCGACCACCACTGGAAAATAAGCATCTGATAATAAATCAACTGTTGTAGTGCCATCATAAGTAGGTGGGCTCTGTGAGTATTCAATATCTAATACTTGCCCTGCTGGAGCTTTAGGGTATATAAAAAATTTGTTAGCATTTCTTGTATGCCTCATCCAATTTACTGTTGCCCCTGCAGTATCATTCATCCACTGCGGATATGATTGGTCTAATGACTCTCTGTTAACTTCTATACATCCATTACCACCGCTTACGGAAAAAACTTCCATAATACGTAGTGAGTCAGTAGGTGCTGACTGTATAGCTTCGTTTGTTGTGCAAGTCATTGTGCTTACTTTTGCAAATAAATCAGGTCTAAGTACCGCAATACGTCTTAAAGCTTGGTTTGCAAACCCTAAAAGCACTGTGTCAGAATACCTTTGAGGTGAGTTTTCATCCTGTAACATTCTTCTAACCTCAGTAATGACATCATTTAAAATCATTTTTTACCTTTAGTAGCTTTTTTAATACTACGTGTAACTTCTTCTTCTAATTCTACCTTATCAGATTTCTTTTTCTTTGGTAAATTTTTAGTTTCTAAATTAACTTTTGGTTTACGACTTTTTTGTTCTTTAGTCATAAATTTTTCTGGAAATGCTTGTTCTTCAGTCACTTCTTCAGTTAATGGATTATCTGCGAGTATTTGATTCCACCCATAAATTTCACCATCTTTTTTATTTCTTAACCATCTTCCTGCCATTTTTACCTCCTATGTTTTAGTCGGGGGGTTATAGTTACCCCCCGACCGTTGCTATGTTTTATTATGAACAGTCAACAATAACCGCCCACACCTTAATTACAGCAGCATCTGTTACAGCACCTGATACACCAATAAGCATATCAATAGTGTCTGCAGTTGCAAAATAATGACTTTGATTGTCACCACTTAAAAGTGCACCGTTTGATGATGTTGTTCCTGCTGAGTTGGCATCGCCACCGTCAACAAAACCATCTACATCACCACCAGTAAGACCGAGGTCAAACGTTGATGCTGCACCTTCTGCAGTTGTAGTAGTTGCTCCTACCGCTAGCACTAATGTGTTAGCTGGTATATTAAGGACTTGAAGAGAGTCTCCAGCCGCTAGTGCCGTAGCACCTGCTGTAACTCTGTCCGCAGTTATTGTAGCGAAATTTAATTCCACTTCGATATAGCCGACTTTGTTAATGCCTTTGGCAGGGTGTGCCGCAGAACCTTTATCAAAGCCATGCGTATCTGTATATGCAGCCATTTTAGTCCTCCTAAGTTACACAGTAACAATCATTGTAGCAAGAGCTTCAGGTTTAACGACTTTATAGCCATAAACTTGAAGACCACGAATGATGTTCCCGAATGTTGTTTCTGAACGAATTGTCTCCATATTTGTCATTTGTGACGCAAAGGTGAACCCCATTGTGTGCCCAGCAATAACGCTAAACTCACTTCCGTTCTTGTAAAGGTTGTGACTTACATATACTGTAAATCTATCAATCATACCTAGACGACCATTTCTCAATGGAGATGAACCATCTCCAGTAATAGATGCATCTTTTAAGTCTGATTGTTTGATTAAACCAGCCATCTTAGCAGGTATCACTAAAAAGCGATTCTGCTCAGGACAGTTAGCTTCGTCAAGTACTGTACCCATATCAACAATTTTGCCAATGACATTAGTTTTATCAAGGGCTTCTGGAGTACCTGCTACACCAAGGTCAATGTTACCAGAGATTGCTCCAGCTGTTTGTCCTTTGTTACTAGCATGTACATCAGTTAATAAGTCAGTCAATACTCTATCGTCAATTTTAATCTTCATACGCTCTGAAGCGTCTTTAGACCACATATCCATAAGAGCTATGTCTGTTTGTACTTGGTCAACATCATCTTCAACACAAGCAAAGTATTCACCTTTGTCGATTATGAGTTGTAGTTTATTTTTGTCAGGGTTTTCAACCGCAAGCGTTTGTCCCTTGACGTAAGTTTGAATAGTGATTTCAGGGGTTGTACGGATATTAACCGTATCGCCCATATTACGAATCTCACCTTCATAGTCAGTGTTTGAGATTGCTGCGAGCACTGTAGCATCGTAGAAATTCTCAATCAACTTACCAGACCAAATCTCAGGTATAAAATTACCTGTATAAGAAGGATGACCTGGTGATGTCGCAAAAGCCATAATAGCCTCCTGTTATTTACGCATTATTTTATGCGACCTTCTTGCTGTGCAGCAAAAATGTCACGTTCAATTTTCCCTCGTTCTTCATCTCGACCTTTATACTTTCCAAATCTAACATCTTCAAAAAATTTTTTAATGTCAGCTGGTGTGTATGTTTTGCCTTCACTAGCAGTAGGTTTCGTAGAGCGTCCTCGCCCTGGTGCCACCTGTTTCTCTAGTTCTGAATTAGAACTGCGGGTCTCACGAGCATCATTAGCAGTACCTGTAGCCTGTTCATAAGTAGAAAAAAATTTAATCACCCTATTAACATCTAGTTTTTTTTGTGCGTCCGCTAGATAGGTTTGGCGATTAATACCTGTTAGAGGGTCAATTTCAAGCAGCCATGACTGAAAGTCTTGATTACTATTAATTTCATTCCAATTAGGTACTTCTTGGGTTAACATATTCCAAAATTGTTTTTCCTCAGTCGATTTTTGAGACTGTTGTACTTGTGGTACCACAGCTTGTAACTGTTTGAGGTTTTCTTCCAACTGATTTACACGAGCCAATTCTGGTGCAAATTCTTCTTTTGCTGCTTTACGCATAATATCTATAGAATCACCGTACTCTTTAACATCGTCTTCAGTAATTAACTTTTCGACTGGTGCTTCAGCAGGTGCTTCTTTTTTATTAACTGTTCCTAGCAAAGTTTCTAGTTGGGCTACGCGACTATTTAAATCTCTGTTCTCCGAATTTAATCGTGGAACATCGTTATTATACATGCCTTGTAGCGTCCTGTACTTTTGTTCCCATGTATCTTTATTCTGTTTACTATCTGAAGTGCTGTGCTCATCAGCATCAGATTTGGGTGCTTGTTCTTCTACACTGTCGGAAGATGCAGTTGTATCTTCTTCAACAGGTACTTCAGTTTCAGTTTTAGCTTCAATTTCTGGTGTATTTTCTTCTACACTCTCTTCTTTAGCGTTCTTCTCTGTTTCTCCATTGAGTTCTTTATACAATGCTTGTACATCCTCAGATTGTTTTTGAACTTGCTTTGGTATTGCCATAATGTTTCGCTCCTATTGGTGTGCGTTGTCTAACAGCTGTCTCATGACTTTGCCGTATAGTCTGGGGACTTTTTAATGAGTTCCACTAACTCTTTCAAAACCTGACACCGTCCCTGTGCAAGTGCCACGTTTTGTGTAACATTTGGTAGCTGGTCTAACTCATGCTTCTGCCATTCCTCTAAAAATTTTAATATATCAGAGTGTTGGCGTTCAACTATTGCTAGAGACTTAACAACTTTAAGGTCTGGTCTTATCATGACTTCCTCCCAATGCTACGGTTGTTAACTGTGTTTCCATCCATTCCGCCTTTTGGGCTACCATCTGGTTGAGTTGGTGTACCACTTTTCATTGAAGGCTGTTGGGCTTGTTGGGCCTCAGCCTGTTGTCTTGCAGTCAACTCTTGCAGATAAGTGTTTTTCTCCCTAGAAGGAACGATTTCATCCACAGGCATTTGCAAACTTTTAGCCACTTCACGAAGTATCGCTGCACGGCCTTCTTTACCAACGATACCCATGTCGATTTCGTTGGCAGTTGCATTAAGAAATTCTATTCTTCTGACGTTAACAGTTTCTTTAACTGCGAGATTAATTGCACCTTTTGGTAATATCTCTACGTCACCTTTAATTGATTCATCTTCATCATATCGCATGTTATACACAAACTGTCTGTGCACAACAGGTTTTATAACATCACTATCTATGTGCATAACCACTTGACGTATACCTTTTCCTGCAGACCCCATCAACATAGAAAGACCAGACGCTGTCCGTCCTGCTCCTTTCACGTTTATGTCGCCTTGTAAATAAGATGGTATACCTGAATGGTCGTCAGCTAATTTACTAAATCTTTCATACACACCCATTAATGTGTTTGCATTATCGTTAGGTTGATTAAACCTAACTGCAGGAGAACTAGAACCCAGTGGGTCATTAGTAACCTGCCATATTTTCCATGGGTGCATTTGTGTAATATCTTCATTAGGTGGAATCCTTTCTAGGTTTACTTCAACCTGTGGGCCACTTGATATACCCATGTTATTGACTAATGCACGGGCTGCTGCATTACATACACCTTGTAAATCTTCTATAATCTCTGGTAATCCTTTACCCCAGAATGCTCCTGGATGTTTAATAAATGAAGTTTTAGCGTAAGGCTTTTCACCTAATGGGTCATAATTAAGTACTGCTTTTATTACATAATTACCCACAATCCAAACGTTAGTGTCATATTCACGAGAGTCATCTATTTCTTGGTTCTCATCTTCTAAGCCCCATTCTTTTAGCATTTCACCACTTACTTTCCCCCAGAACTCTAGGGCATCAAATACTTCAGTAGGTCTGTCAAACGCATGAAACTTTCTTTCTTCTTCATCTTTAGCTAACTCTACATCCTCGTTAATCCAAGATTGTCCATTACCTATTTCTAATACTTTTTTAATTGCTTCTTCATCGTAACCTGGCACGCCAATTAAATCCGACAAGTCCATACGGCTAAGTGGGTGGTGTTCAAATAAGTAACCATCGTTAATGTTAGTAACCCCAGGTTCAGGGTACATCCTAAACGGGTCTACTCTTTCAAACTCTGGGGCTATTATTTCATCTGCTTGAACAGTAGTTTTACCTTCTTCATTTTGAATATAAGACAATTTTCTTTGCCTACGAACAATAGGTCCTTTAATAAAAGCACATGGGTACGTAACTAAATCTGTAATAAAATCATTGAAAGATTCCCCCCAACCGCCTTGTGCAAACTGGTCTTGTATCTTTACTTTCATTTTTTTAGCCCTAGTATCAGCAGCTTGCAATAATTTAAATCTGTAATCTTGAGCCACCATTTCTTTTAGCTGCTCCATTTTATCAGGAGTTGGTGCTTGTCCTTCTTCTTCAACAAGTTTAACTACTTGTGCAGCAAAAGCATTTTGCACTTCCTCTAAATGTTGGGGTGATAATTCTGGTATTGGGGTGGGTTGTATATCCCATGGTGGTGTTCCTGTATCTAAAAGTATATCTCTAAGCCAACTTTCGGCAGCTCTACATTTAACTTCCGTAATCATCATGTATATATCTGAGCCACCTTGAGCTTGTATTTGTGCAAGCTTGTCTGCTTCATACTCTCCGTTTCTTTGGCGGAGACCTTTGAGCATTATATTTTCTATAGGTTTCTTAGCTTGTCTAGCTGCATCCCAGCATTCACGCATATATGAAGCAAGCCCTAAAATGACTGCTTCATTCTGCCTTTCTTCCATGGCTTTTTGAGCTTCTTCCTTTTCTTTTTTAACGAGCTCTTCGTTACCTATTACTTGTAATACCATAATTTATTTTGGTTTAGCATCTCTAGCTTTTTTTACTGTATCAGCCATACTTTTTTTAACATCTTTCTCATACATCATTCTAGGTATTCCCCCTATTTCATCATAAGTTGCCCTAGGTTCATCATCAAAATGAAACCTATGAACACTTTTACTATCATATACTTTGGAATAGTTTTCACCTATAGCGGGAACTATATTTTCTTTTTTAACAGGTGCTTTCGCAACAACAATTTTTCCGTCTTCATATTTTTTAGTTTCGACAAGTCCACCCTTCTCGTAACTTTTAATCATATAGTTCTTAGAACCATTCTTCATTTTATATCCAGGCATAATTTACCTCCCTAAATAATTTTAACGATACTATAAAAAAG